ATGTCTAAGCCCCTGCCGCTTTCTGAGCGCCTGCAGCTGATCGCCGAACTGGACGCCCGCACCGCCTGCCCACGGCCGCACCCTGACCTGCCCCTGACGCCTGCCCCTGGATCTAACGTCGCCTATGTGTCCTCGGCCGAGAACGCCCGCCTGGTGTCTCAGGGCCTGGCCCTAGGCCTCGGGCGCTTCCGCCCAGCCCCATGACCCACGAGACCGTCCGCGCCATGATCGAGCGCGGGGCGAAGATCAGGTGGTTCTGCGAGGTCGGGCAGGGCCACTATGGCGAGGTGAACCTGAAGGCCATCGCTCGCGCCAAGGGCGGCGCCGTGACCTTGATCAACCGCCGCCCGTTCTGCAAGATCCCTGGATGCCCCGGCCGGGTCTATTTCCAGGACCTGTCCTCAGCATGGCCCAAGAAGCTGGACGACATCGGGACCGAAGCCTTGTTCGCCTATACCGAGGCTGAGCGGGCGCGTCTCATGCCGCTGGGCTACCGCATGGTCGACGGCCGCTGGCTAGGGCCAAAAACGACAAAAGGCCCGCCCTCCGAAGAGAGCGGGCCTTCATAGAAGCGATATGATCCGGCCGTGGTCGGATTTCCGACCACGCTTATCCCGGCACGATGCGATCCAACCATCCCTGACGCCGGCGAGCCTCGATCTTCAGCCATTCGTCGATCAGGCGCCGCTCGGCCTCAATCGACTCTATGGCCAGGGCCCGCGCGCCGTCGCAGGTCACGATCTGGGCGCCGCGCGTCATATAGCCCGCATCCAGGTCGGCCTGGGTCGGATTATAGGGCAGGACCGACAGGGCGCAGGATCTCTTGGCGGCCTCAGGGATCGTCAGGCGCGGCGGCCTGACAGGTTCCGGGGGCGATGTCGCACAGCCGGCGATCATGGTCGCGCAGGCGATCAGCCCGCTCAGCAGACAAAGGGTCGTTCGCATCGGGGGCCTCCTGGGCTTGATGAAGGGCTTGGGCGGTCTCGGCCGCGACGCGGATGCGGATGTCGCCATAGGCCTCCGTCCGCGCCACCTGCTCGGCGTTGCCCTGGCTTTCCAGACCGCGCGCCGAGGCGTCGCTTTTCGTGGTGGCCAGTTCTGTCTGCGCCCTTTCGAGCTTCGACTCGGCCGACCCCGGCCACCAGGCCCACAGGCCGTTCCAGACTGACGAAACCACCGCTATGGCGACCACCACCGCGATCAGCCCCCCCACCAGCATCAACAGCCAGCCGAGGGGCGACAGGGTTCGAAGCATCTTCAGCATGCGCGCCACTCCCCATCCGTCAGATAGCCGTGCCAGTGGCCGACATGATGCACGCTGGGCTGAAGGCTCGGCCGATCGAGCGATCCGTTCCAACTCCAGGACGGACCGTCGGCAGGCTTGAAGTTCAGCCCGACCGTGAGCGGCGCCCGACGGCCGCAACCGCAGGGACAGCAGTACCAGAACGACCGCTCGCCGTCGGACGTGTCGGGCTCCGAGACCCACCACGACCCCGCGACTCGGCCGTTCATGAATTCATCGCGGTCGGCGATGTGCAGGGCGGCCGTCATTGGAATTGCTCATGAGGACAGGGCGGGAGGGGCACGGTCTGCCCCGCCAGCGCGTGGGTGCAGTCGGTCAGGAACTCGATCTGACCGTCGCGGACGAAAGAGTGACAGACCGCCGGCGGTGCCCGATGACCGTCGTCGTCCATCTGACCGGCGTCAGAGCCGTTGTAGGTCACGAGCACAGACGGGCTCAGCGTCGGCCGATCCGTGTCGCCGTTCCACGACCAGGTCGCGCCGTCGCCGAGGCTGACCGAGTGGTCGCGTTCGCACCCAGGACACCGGAAGGCGCCTCGCCGTCCGGCCTTATCCCAGATCCAGAAGGCCGGGGCCGTCACGCCTCATTCTCCGTCACCGGCACGCCCGACGGCTTCAGGCGGATCACCTGCGCTTCCGGCAGGGCGACGCCGGCGGGCCACCGCATCCCGCCCTTGGCCAGCCGGGCCTTGGCGATTCTGGTGATGCTGACGGCGTTTCCCTGGTTTCCGCCCAGCACGTGGAAATGACTGTCGTCCTCGCCGACGTAGAAGCCGACATGACCGCCCCCGGAACGGGTGAAGACCAGCACGCACCCCAGGCGCGGCGCCAGCAGCTCCCGGCCCCACGTCCCCCAGGCCGAGGCCCGCACGGCGATGGGCGGCGGGGTCAGCCCGGCCGAGAAAATGCACATGGCCGCGAAGGTTCCGCACCAGGCGGTCTCGTCGTCCAGCACGCGGATGCCCAGCACCCTGGCGCCCAGTTTCTGGACCCAGCCCATGATGGTCGGGCTGTGTCTCGGGCCGGGTATTTCCCGCACGCCGATCTGCCGGCGGGCGAACGCCAGCCAGCCAGGCTCTTTCGAGGCCATGGTTCAGTCTCCTGTTGTGATGAAAGGTCTCAGCCGCGCCAGCGGCCGTCCTGCAGCGTCACCAGGGTCCGCTTGCCGTTCGGATAGGTGACGATATGGCTGTGGGTCCAGCTGGACAGGCCCCGGTTATAGCCCTGGTCGAACAGGCCCGAGAGCCCGGCCGTATAGACCCCGTCCAGGATGCTGGCGCTGTGGTCGTGCCCGCGGTTGATCTTGACCGCCGTCTTGATCAGCCCCGCCGCGCTGCCCCGCGCGCCGTTGATGCCCAGGTGCCCGTGCATGCCGCACTCGATCCCGCCCGCGGCCTGGCGATCATGAACGACTGATCGTCGTCGACGAAGTCGATCCCCTCCAGGCCCCGCCCGTCGATCTGGCCCAGGATCCAGCGGAAGACGTTGAACCCCGCATCCGCCCGCGCGATCGCCTCATAGACCGCCGTCTGGCACCGCAGGAAGAAGGGCGCATTGACCGCGTCCTCCCGATAGTCGGCCGTCTTCAGCCATTTCAGCAGGGCGTCGTCGTGATTGGAGTAGCAGACCACCGACCGGCACCAGTCGCGCTCCGTCTCCCTCAGGAACCGCGCCACCGCCACCACCGCATCCTCGACCCGGTCCGTCCCGCGACAGACCATGGCGAACCGGTGATGCTGATCCTTGATCCGGTGATGGTTGCGGGTGTCGAAGTCCAGAATGTCGTGGAAGAACTGATAGCGGGGCTTCAGGGCGTCCAGCAGGGTGTCGGCGCTGACCGTGCGGTCACAGTCGACGTCCAGGCCCCAGCTGGCCAGGGCCACCACCGGATCCAGCTTCTCCCGATGAATGTCGCCCCAGGTGACGGCCTCGACCCTCTGGCCCGTCGTGACCTTCCCGTCCCGCACCACCGTGTCCAGATCCTGAAACGCCCCGTCGCTGGTGGCGTTGATCTGCCGGCAGAACAGGCGACCGGCCGCGTCGATCTCGACCACCGTCGCCCCGATCACATGGTGGAACCGCGCCTTCAGCCCCGCCTTGCGTTCGACGTAGTTGTCGACGGTGCAGGCGCCCGTGGTCATGATCATCTTCACCGGCCCGCCGATCGTCGTCGGCACGCTGACCAGCTGCACCTTGGCGTGCGGGAAGACGCCCCACTTCTGGGCGGTATAGCTCTCCAGCCCCGCCAGCGGCCGCACCGCCGTGGGCAGGGTGTTCATCTCGGCGCAGAAGACCACCGGCCCCAGGTCGACCGCCTCGTGCCGCATGAAGGGCCGCACCTCTTCGGCGAACACGGCGGATCGTGACGCGTGATCCTCGAACAGCCCCTTCTGATAGGTGAAGCCCCCCCACCATAACCTCCGCGCCCCGATGCCGCGCATAGGCCGTCAGATTGCGCCAGAACGGCCCGTGGACGGCCGTATCGTCCTGGGCGGCCGTCAGCAGCCACACACGGCCCTCAGACGCCCTGCAACCCCTTCCCACGGCCTTGGCGGTCACCGGCCCCACGATGCGCCAGGCGGTCCAGTCGGGGCAGTCGTTCGGCTGGCCCTGGCCCTTCAGGATCTGCTGCTTCCGCACCCAGTTGGACAGGGTGGCGTTCGACATCTTCAGCCGCTTCGACGCCTCCTGAACCGCCGATCCCCGGCCGCCCGTCACGCCATAGGGCGCATAGCCGTCCCTCAGACAGTCCTCGATGGCCGCGCGGCGCTGGGCGGCGACCGCGGGGGCGACGGCAGGCGTGGGCATGGGCGGGCTCCGGTGCGGATGGCCGGCCGTTCGTGCTCAGCGATGTGGGGCAAGACACCTGCGACAGGTCAGGGTCGCAGGCGCTGACAGAGGGCGGGCGGCCTCAAATGAGGAGCGCGGCTCCCCTCATGTGATGAAGGGGCGTGGAGGTTAAGCGACCCCAGCTACGGCGGTGACAACCCGTCTGTTTGATCGCTTCAATAGCTTGGATCGAAGGAACGCCAGCAAGGGCTTCTCCACGGCCAGGTGAGCAACGACCGAGATACAGATCGCGACCAGCACCATGAGGACAAACTGACCCTCGTACGACAGGAAGCGGAAAACGTCCGCCTGAAACACTCTGATCAGCACAGAGCCCACTGCGGTGTGAACGAGGTAGAGCGCGTATGAGGCGCCGCCCAGCACCTTCAGCAGGGAGCCGAAGGGCAGAGCCCTGACCTTCTCCATTTGGGTGACCCCGAAGATAATCAACGCAGAACACGACAGGTAAATAATAGGGCTCACTCGCTCGCCGAGAGGTCGTCCCGGAACAGGGACGTATCGACCGATCTTCCACTCGATAACCATGGCCGCGATGAATAACGTAAGCCCCGCGAGAGCGATCAGTCCTGGACGTCGAGGCTGCCACCTGAAGGAGGCCCAGGCGGCGAAGATGCCCATCCCGAACCCGATATTGTGCAGGTAGAGGAAGGGCTTCACGGCCCCCGCCACGTCGGACGGATAAAGAAGTCCGAAGACAAGCGATCCCAGCTGCCAGGCGACCAACGCGGCGACGCCCGCCCTGGCGTTCAGTATGGCTATCGAGAAGATCGCATAGAAGACGACCTCGTGGCGCAGCGACCACGACTGGGCCAGGACTTCCGACCCGTTCATCGGCAGCAACAGAGCGTCCAACACAAGGGAGCCGGGGCTAAGGTCGCGATCTCCGCCTAAAGAGGGGATCAGCGCAAAGGCGGCGAGCAACGCTGCGAAGACCGCGAGATACATCGGGTACAGGCGAATAGCCCGCTTGACCGCGAAGTCGCGCAGCTTCGCCCTTACCCCGAGATCGCTTCGATGGATGTAATAGATGATGAAGCCGCTGAGGACGAAGAAGTATTCCACCCCTGCATGGCCGGCCCGGAACGCCATGTCGAAAACATAGACCTCGTGGAAATCCACAAACATGATCGAGAAATGAAAACAGGCGACGAGCAGGGCCGCAGCGAAACGGCCGGCTTCCAAACCTAAAAGGCGGCCGCTTCCCGACATCATGGCGTCCCGCTCCATTTTGTGGGTCAGGTGAGGGCATCAAGCGCGTTCGGACGCTTGACCAGAGCATGAACGCCGTCCCCTCTCGCGTCAAGCAGCGGGATCGCTGTTCCGCGAGTTCCAACCTGCACGAACTCGCCGGACACCGGGATGGTGACGTTCGTGTTGCTCTCAATACGGATGAAGGAGGTCGGGTTGGCCGAACCGCCATCCGAGAAGGGACGAACGCGCACATTGCTGACATTGGACCGCGCGGTCACGACCGTGTTACGGAAAACGAAGCAGTCGCCGCCGAGGCCGTCGGTGAAGTCGAGATCGACGTCGTCGATCTGCACCGCCCCCATGGTGCTGAAATCAAAGTGGCGATTGTTGCACCTTTCCGACACAATCCCCTTGACCGTCAGGTTCGCGCCCGACGAGGAGCCGCTGAAGAACCGCTGTAGGTAAGGCGAGTTTGAGGCGCTGCCGTCACCCCGACCCCTGCATCGCTCAAGCCGCAAGGTCTGATTGTAGCGCGTAGCGCCTAGCGCGCTGGCCTGGGCTTGCGCGAACGCTGCATATTGGTAGTCGATGATATCGACGTTTCTCACCACGACATCCGCCTTGTAGTTCAGCGGCAGGGCTTGCGCGAGATCCATGAACCCGACGACGGGGCGGCGAACGCGACCGTTGCTATAGAGAGTGCCAAAACCGCGATTGACGATGCCAAACGGGCTAGTGATCTCGCGAAGGGTCGAGACGTTGGGGCCGACGTCGAACCCATCAAACCACATGAACCGCGACCCATAGTGTTGATCGACGGCCTGGCCGTAACAGGCGGTTGCGATGACCTTGACCTTGGCGTACTGCGCGCACCCGCGCCGCCACTGCTCCGTCCCGGAGTATGCCGAATGATAGGCCGGGTTGGTCGTCACAGCATGGCGCACCCACGATGCGTTGATCTTGCCGCCCCCGCCGTAACAGGCGCCGAAGAACTCGACCACATAACCATAGCCGCCCTCCGGCGTCTCGCCCTCCCTGGCGTCGTTGGCGAGATTGGTGGCCGTCACGTCGAATTCTGGAACGTAGCAGGAGGACAACCGGATCGCAGTCTGCCAGCCGCCGTTAATCTTCGTGTTGATCTTCGGGCGATACACGCCCCGGAGATCAATGGCGATCTGGCGGTTGTCCTTCCCGATGGTCGCGTTGATGTCGCCGAGCGCTTCGATCTTCGGGCCGTCCCATTCGAAGACAGAGTCCGTGTCCAGCCGTTGCAGGATGACCGAAGTCGAATAGGTATCGTACAGCTGATCCGCGATCAGCACGACAGGCGCGGCCGATACGGTCGTCGCGCCCGCCGAGCCGTTGATCGTCAGGCTTTCGCCGGATTGGAACTGGCCGCTGATCGAGTTGAAGATCAGATAGTTGGCCCCGCTCCGCTCAGCCACCGAAGCGACCTCGGCGGTCGCGCCGGAGATTTGCCCGACGACGACCTGACCCTTTGCCGCCGAACCCACAGACCCCACCTGCAGGCCGATGCCGGCGATGTGCACGTATTCGGCCTGATAGATGCGCTTGGTTCCGTCGCCAATATCCAGCGCTGCCGCAGCAGAGGACCAGGGATAGGCGTCTCGACTGGATAGCAGGTAGACTTGGCCGGTCTCGATCCCCACCGTAGGCGCGGTCAGGGCCCATAGGGTCGCGAGCCTGTCGTTGAATAGGTTGGGGTTGGCCGGGTCCGCCATTGCCCCCAGCGTGATTTTGGCAACCGCGCTGACCGGAATGGACGGAGGCGTCGGACGTTCGACGATGCAGATGGAACTGTCGGGTCCGGATTCTTGCAGGACGGTTCCCGGGCCGTGCACGCGGACTTTGGACGGATCGTATTCACGGATCTTCACGCCGCGCAGGCGCAGGCCCTCGTTGACGTAGACGGCGACGCCCAGCGTCTTGGCTAGAGCCAAGGCGGTCTGGAACTTGGCGTTGTCGTCCGTCACCCCGTCACCGACGCATCCGTGGAGCGCCAAGTCGATGTGCGGAATTTCGAGCGCGCGCTGGACCTCGCCCCTCTCCTCGGCCGTCGAACCCAGAAGGACTGCCTTGAGCGATCCGATCGAAAGCGAGGTGAAGCCCGCCAGGGTGTCGGCCAACTTCTCGAGCGTGTTTGCGTCTTCTGGCGCAGCGCCGACGATGCTGAAAACGGCATCGTCGATCGCTTCATTCACAGGTCCATCGATCCCGGCAAGCGATTGATCGACAAAGTCGACGAGATCGTTGATCTTGGCGCGAGACTGGCTCCAGGTTTCGCGGATCGCGATTTGCTCAACCATTGTCGATCATCCTCAGATTGTCATACATGATGCGGTTTTCAGCCATCACCGTGTCCGCGAAGACGGTGTCGAAGGCGGTGATATTGCTCAGGGCGCTGATCGTCAGCGCGGGCGATCCGGTGGACTGATAGGCCATCAGCGGCACGTCCACCTCGACCCCGTCGGGGCCGTCGGCGCCGATCGGCGTCTCGTCCAGCAGGGCCTGACCGCAAGCCAGTCTCAGCCCGCGATCGGTCTCCCGAAACAGCTCCAGCGCCATCGCCCGTTCGGTCCGCGACCAAGCGTCGGCGATGATGGTCTGATCGGCGTAGCGCAGGCGGACAGACCCTGTCAGGCTGGACTTGCCGTTGTATTCGATCCGGTTGGGCTTGCCGGTCCCGTCGGCGGCGCGGATACGCTTCAGATTGCGCTTGAAGGTCAGTTCCCCGCCGATGATCTGGCCGCCGGCGATCCCATTCCAGATCACCCTGGCCAACGCCTCGGCCGGGCGGTCCAGATCGGGCGGAGCGCCCACCTCTTCGCTGTCCTCGGCCGTTTCGACATCCCGCGCCTCGTCCAGGCCGACAAAGGTCAGGCTGGCCCGGGCGAAGCCGTCGGCCTCGGGGTTCAGGGCGATCTTCAGCTCCTCGCCGACCAAGCCGACGTGACGGCGATAATCCCCGCTCTGCAGCCTGTGCTGAAGACTGACGTATTGCAGTTCCAGTCCGCTCCTGAACTCATGCTCCAGGTCCGGCTCATCGCCCGTCGTCGTCGGCTCGCCAAAGAAGGCCATCATCCAATAGGGCAGCTGGGCGATGCACAGCGGAACCTCCACCGTCAGCCTGTGGTCGGGCAGGCCCGGCCCCGGCTCGGTCGGATCGGTCAGGTTCTCGAAACCGCCGTGCAGGAGAGGATCCTCAGGCCGACTGCGGGTCTGACCCCCGGTGATCTTGTAGACGTTCAGAGCCTGCCTAGCCGTCGCAAAGCCGAAGGGGCTGGTTTGCAGGCCCAGTTCGACCTGGCTCTCTAGTCCAAGCATGGCGCGCTCCGTCGTCGCCGCGGCGACGTCCAGGGGTCAATGATGCAGGGTGTCGCCGGCTGGCGCCTGGCGTCGGATCCGATGGCCGATCCGGCCGTCGACCGTCCCGTCCAGACCGTCGATCCGTCGCCGCCAACCATGGCCGTAAAGGGCTGTAAGATGTATCGACAGCCCGCACAGAAAAATCAAGTCGCCCAGGCCGGGCGGATAGCCCAGGAACCGGCTCGGACCGGCCCAGACCAGGCCTGCGCCCATGGCGCACAGGCCGATCCGCCGCCACCGGCCGGCGTCGCCGCCCCATCCCATGACGGCGGTCAGAACCACCATGCCCGCCACAGCCGCGCCGGCGATCAGGGTCAGACTCTGCAGGACCGCGTTCATTGGCCCGCCTCCGCATCCTTGACCCCGCCGGTGATGATGACCCCGCCGATCTGGACCCGAACCAGCGACAGCGGGTCCTTGGCGTATCGCGCCAGGGCCTGCGCCAGCCCGGCCAGGATCACCATCCCGAAGGCGCCGCAGGCCAGGCCGATCACCGCGACGATGGACGTCGGCAGGGCGTCTCCCGGCCAGAACAGGGCCGCCACGTCGCACAGGGCCGGCGCCACCCAGAAGGCGGCGAACAGCCCGACCACCGCCGAGACGATCTTGCCCCGGATGGTCAGCTTCTCGCCGAACGCCATCGACATGACCGCCCCGGCCACGATGGGCGCATAGGGCGTGAAATGGCGCAGCAGTTCGCTCAGCCCCGTTCCGGGCTGGGGTGTATCGGCCATCGGGCCCTCCGTTTGTCAGATTTGTCCGCCGTCGGGCGGATGGTCAGGTCTCCGGCGAGGCGGCGACTTCGGCCGGTACGGGCGTCAACGCGGCCACCCGCGCCGCGACTGCCCCGCGACCCAGGGTGATCGCTCCCGGGATCCGCGTCAGGCTCTGGCTCACGCCCTCCTGCCCCAGCGTGCGGGGTTGTCCAGGCAGGGCCGGCACGCTGTCATGGCTGGCCGCGACGGCCGCCGTCAGCTGATCGACCACGGCCTGCACCGCCTCGCCGTTCAGCAGTTCCGCCGCCGATTGCGCACTGGCCAGGCGCAGGGCGTTGGGATTGGCCGCCATGAAGGCCAGGACTTGCTCGGTCGTCAGTTCGGTGGATTTCGACATCTCAGATCTCCGTTAGGACAGGGGTCAGGACCGCGCCTTCTCCGGCAAACGATCCTTCTTGTTCAGGGGCGTCGGCGCGCCGCTGCAGGGTGTTGTCCGGCCCGACCTCCAGGCAGTCGTCGGCGATCATCAAGGGACCATCCGACGCCATCAGGCTCTGACCGGGCTTCAGGTAAAGCGAGGCGGTGTGAGCGTCGGGCTGGTCGACGCTCATCAGCACCGCGCCGGTCGCGTCTTCGACAATGCGGAAGATCATGTGTTGGTCAGGTCCTCTTCTGCTGACATGAAGCGGTTGCGGATATCCTTCACCGTCATGTTGCTGGCGCTGACCCAAACCCGGACGTAGTAGCGCCAGGTTCCGGCTCCCGCGTAGGTGTCTTTGATCTTGATGGGCCACTTGCCCGTGAAGTTGTCGGCCGTGTCCCCCGCGCCGTTGACGAATTCGTACTGCACCTGAAGATCGTTCGACCCGTCGACCAGCTGGCGCCGCAACTCGACGTACATTGTGAAGGAACTGGCAGGTTCATGCTTCATGTCCATCAGAGCCAGAAACTCCACGATCACAGGAGATCCGGAAGTCTCGATCACGACCTCTGCGACGGTCGATGGCGTGGTGCCGCTCAGGGTCACCGTTCCCGCAGCGTAACTGGACGCGGCCGGCCGCACGGTGCCCTTGATGATCTTGGTTCCGCCGTTCAGCGTCCCGTCCAGCGTCAAGTTGCCGTCGATCTCCACATCGCCGCTGAACCGCGCCTTGGTCCCATAGATGGACAGGACTTCAATCAGGGTTGATCCGTCCAGCGTCCCCAGCACGACCTTGGGCCCGGCCAGGACCGCATATCCCCCGGCCGTGGACGACACCAGGCGCAGAATGGCCGGCTGGCCGCCGCTGGCGTTGGCCACCACCTCGTAGCTGGCCAGGGCCGCCTGAAGCTCCAGGTCGATGATCGACAGCGAATGTTCGGTGACGGTCGCCGACAGCCCCGGCAGCACCGTTCCGGCCGCGATCTCGGCGTCGGTCGCTGGCCGAATGGAGCAGCGGTCCCAGATGATGATTTTAGGGTCTTTCGCGCCGTCGAAGCCGGCCCATTGCGTCATCAAATGGAAGACGAGGCGGCCGTTCGGAACCGTGTCCAACCGGATCAGCTTGCGCCATGAGCGCGACGCCCCAACGCTGACAGAGTTTCCGACCGCGCCGTTCGTGTCAGGATCAGTCGCGAAACTGATCCTGCCATCGCTTCCGCTAGGAGAATACACAAAGACGCCGGCTCCGCCCCAGCCTCCAGCGGGGAGACGGCAGTCCGCCTGCAGGACATAGTAGCCCGGTGCGGCATTGGCTAAGCCGCCGGGAACGCCGTTGTCCCACGACTGGGCGATCCCGCAATCGTTCGGCACGCCGCCTAGGTTATCGTGCTGCTGGAAGGCGTATTGAGCGAAACGTCCGGCAACTCTGGCGACGTCCCATAGAGCCGCGTTGTAGTTCCAAGCCCCCCACTTGGAGGGCATGGCCGGGTCTGGGTAATCCGCAAAAGTTCCGTTGTGGTTCAGCGCGCCCTCGATGGCCGCCGACCTGAGTTGACTGATCTGCTCTCCCCGCGCCGTCGTCTCGCCGGCCAGGGCGATCTCCAGGTCGATGACGTCGGCCTCGGTCGCGCCCGTGCGGGCTTCAAGGCCGGATATGGCCGTGGCGTTCGACGCATCCCCGTCGATCCGCGCCTGGTTCACCTGCACGATGCGGGCGTTCAGGTTGGCCTGGCCGCCCCGCGCCGTCGCGATCTCCACGCCCTGCGCATCGATCAGATCCTGCGCGTCCGAAAGGGCGGCCGACACGTCCGACACGTCGCCGAACAGGGCCGCGATATCGGCGTCGATGGCGGCCAGGGTCGCCGGGTCGATCGCGGCGGACAAGGCCGGCGTCGTCCTCGGCCCGATCACCAGAGACCCGCCCGCCACGCCCTGCGGCGAGGCGTAGGTGATCAGGACCCAGTAATCCACGCTGGACACCAGACCCTTTATTTCGTGCGACACGGTCCCGGCCGGGCCCTCATAGGACCCGTTCCACGGCCCCGTCTCGGTCAGGCCATAGGCGATCGACACCCGGCCGACCGCCGGATCGGTCACCGTCCCGGACACGATCAGCACCGGCTGGCTGGTGCCGTCCTCGGCCGTGCCGCGCGGGGTCACGCTCCAGACCGCCTCGACCGGGGTCGCCACCACCGGCAGCACGGCGGTAAAGGCCAGGGCGGGCGACGTCTGTCCCGACGCCGTGACGGCGCGGATCTCGATCTCGACCCGCGTCGCCTCGTCCTCGCCCGGCAGTTCGCGCAGCGGCGGCGTGGTCAGGGTCATGGCGTCGCCCGCCAGGTCCGGCAGGGGCAGCCAGGACGACTGCTCCCCCGCCTCCGGCTTGACCCGCCACCGCACGGTGAAGGCCGTCACCGGCGATCCCTTCCACGGCGGCAGGCTGAACCCCGCCCGCACCCCGTCGACCGAGACCTGAACCCCCAGCAGGGTCGGCCGCGGCGGGTCCTTCAGCCGGTCCAGGGTCAGCCGCGTCGTCAGCTCGGGGATCGGCCCCGTCTCGCCCGCCATCAACAGGGGCGCCACATAGCGGACCCCGGTCAGATTGGCGGTCAGCCCCTCGCCCGGCTCCAGGCCCAGGATCTCGACGTCCTCCGTCACCTGTTCCACAGGACCGAAGGCGATCATATCCCCCCGGCGCGGCGCCACGGCGGCCGCCCGGGCGTCGACGAAGATGATCTCGCGCGTCTGCACCGGACCATCCACGGCGGGATTGACCACCGGAACCCCGGTCAGCAGCTGGTCGACCAGCCTCAGGTCGACCACATAGTCGACGCCGGGGCTCATCTCGATCTCGCGATCCAGCCTCAGGCCGGTCACGCTCGATCCCTCGCCGGCCGACCACCGCCGGGCCCGCACCCGCGCCCCGCCTTCGCCGCCCGCCCGCGACCAGGCCAGACGCACCCGGTCGCCGTAGCGACAGACCACCGCCTCCACGTCCGACGACCAGGTGTCGAACCGCCGCTGATGCTTCCGGCGACCCAGCTCCCACCGGGCGTCGCGATAGGCGCGCTCGGGCGTCTTCTGCCCGTCCTCCAGACGCAGGGCCTCGATCAGGGTCGCCGCCGCGACAGGGTCGCCGTTGTCGTCCACCCCGGCCGTCTCGGCGTAGCCGTCGTTATAGACCATGATCTCGTCGGCCTCGCCGCGCTGCTCCAGGTTCTGGAACTCGACGCGGAAGGCATGGACCGGATCGGCATAGGCGATTTCGAACCGGTGATCCTTCAGGTTCACGCCCGTGAACATCTGTTTGGGCACGGGCTTTTCGACCCAGCAGCTGGCGACCGCCTGCGTCCCGTCCCAGAAGACGCCCGCTCGGCCGGCGCGCTCCAGCAGGGCCAGGGCCTCGGCCTGGGTCCGGTCCTCCTGGATCGGGATATGGGCTTCCCACCCATATTCGTCGCACAGCACCGACCAGGCGCGCAGGCCTTGGTCCGCCTGGGCGCTCAACAGGGGCTTGGCGGGCGCCGGGCCCGTCAGCAGCCACCGGGTCAGGGCGGCCGGATTGGCGGTCGGAACCGGCGGGCCCCATTCCGTTCCGGTCCAGGTCTGACACAGGGGCGTGATCTTGCAGGTGATGGGCGCCAGATTGCCCTGGTTCAGGGCCGTGGCCCGCACCGCGAACTCGCTGATCGACAGGACTTCGTCCGTCACCGGCTTGCGATAGGCGATGGCCCGGATCGCCGACCAGGCGACGTCCGTGTGGCGCTTCTCGTTCGTATCCTCCAGGACCGACCGCTTCACCTCGAACTCGTACCGGCCCATCGGCAGGTTCAGCGACCGGGTGATCCGCAGCGGATCCTTGCTGGACCCGGTCAGGGGGATGGTCAGGCCCGCCGTCCAGGCGCCGGACCCCACGGGGTCGCCGAACTGATCGACCTCACGATAGCGCACGGTGATCGTGACCGAGGCCGCGATCTTGCGGCCGTCGTCCTTCTGGAAATACAGGCCGCCGGGCAGGTAGAAGTCCAGTTCGAAGGTCTCGCCCTCGCTGCCGCTGGCCCGAACCACCGGGGTCGCCGTGCTGGTCGTCGCCGTCAGTTCCTCGGGCGCCAGGTCCAACTGGTCGATATCGTTCGGCACCAGGCTGAAGGTGCGCGGCCCTGGCGTCAGATGGTGCACGAACTTGACGTCGCTCGCGCCCATGCTGCTGACCAGGGTGTCCCCGATCTTCAGTTCGTCCAGCTGGCACGGGCCATAGTGGTGGGCCAGTATGCCGTAGATCCAGACGTCGTCCCCGATTGCGCGGGTGAAGGTCTTGACCGCCAGGTCCGGGGCGACGACGCACGGACCCAGCATCAGGGGCGCCATGCCCCACTGGCGATAGGCGTTCGACGCCGACTGCAGGGCGTAGCGGTCGTTGACCTTCTCGGCCGACGCCTTGGGCGCGTAGAGGGCGTTGATCGCCATATTGCCCGCCACCATCACGGCGGCAGAGGCGACGCGGGCCAACAACTGGCTGGTGATCGCCCCGCCCGCGCCGCCGCCGACCCACATGGAGACGGCGATGACCGCGACCTGCAACAGGATCTGGCCCACGTCCTTGCCGCCGCCGCCCCCGCCGCCGTGGGGATAGACGACCAGATTGACGATCTGGCCTTCCTCCAGCACGTGATCCAGGGCCTGGTCGCGCGGGATCGCCACGCCGTCGACGTGCAGCTCGGCCTGTCCCAGATATTTGGCCTCGATCCGTCCCTGCGCCACCGCGTCCACCAGCATGGCGCGCACGGTCCGGCCGGCGGGCTGCAGCAGGGTGTCCGGCTCGGCCATCGGCCGGGGCGTCAGGACGACAGGGATCATGCGGTCAGGCGCTCTCGAGAGTGACGAAGGCGGGGACGAAGGCCCCGTTCAGGCGATACCGGCCGGCGACCTCTTCCAGGTTCAGCAGCTGGGTTCCGATCCCGACATCCGCATGGACGACCAGGGTCGGGGAAATCATGAAGCCGACATGACCGGCGACGCCCAGGAACGTCAGCCAGGCCAGGGCCCCGGCCTGGGGCGGAACCGGCTTCCACGACGCCAGCCCCTCGGCCAGCAGCCGCGCCCGTTCGGCCCGGCCGCTGCGGGCGACGATCTCCGATTCATACAGGTCGGCATAGTCGGGCAGGTCGATCCCGCACCATTCGCGGTAACACCACCGCGCACAGCCGCGGCAGTCCCAGCCGTCGGGCGTATCGCCCTTGGGCAGGAAGGGCCGGCCGATGATGGCGGCGGCCCGTTCGGGCAGGTCGGACGGCAGTCTCAGGATCATTTCGGTACGATCACCGATATGATCGGCCGGGCCGCGCAGAACCATTTCGGCGGCTTCACCGATATGGTCGACGGGGGCCATCAGAACGCCCCCGGCACGGTCGAGGGCGTATAGGAGACGGCGCAGGCCGGCTCCTCGTTGAAGTCGCGCGGGCGGATCACGGCGGCGATCCGGCTGCTGTCGCCCTCCACGCTCGGCACCTTGGCGCTCAGGATGGCGTTCTCGACCACGTCCGGGTCGTCCACCCGCACCAGCTGCAGATCGATCTCCGGCGGGTCGTTGGCGGCGTCGCAGGCCTGTTCGATCCGGCGGTCGACGTTCTGCACCGTCAGCCGCCCCTCGCCGAAGGCCGTATCCTTCGACGCTCCGGCCCAGGCCAGCTGAAACGGATAGAAGGGATAGTCGTCCCCGTTCGACGTCACCCCGTCGGGCCAGTCGGTGGCGCGGATCGGATCGGGATGGGCGTCGGACCTCAGGGTCACCAGCTGGGCCACCGGCGACGGCTCACCGCGCCAGGCGGCCTCGATGAAGGCTTCGGTCACGGCCATCAGGCGGTCTCCAACCACAGGTTCAGACTGACCGTCGCCACCTCGCCCTTGTCCTCCGTCAGGCGCGGCTGACCGTCGACGGCGAACCGGGCGACGCACAGCCGGTCGCTGCCCGGCTCCACGATCCAGAAATCGCCCGGCGTCGTGCGCCAGAAATCGTCCAGCACCGCCCGCTCATAGGGGTCGCACCGCACCGATCCGGCGAACTGGCGCGCCGGCGACAGGCCGGTGCGGCGCATGGCCGGACGGCCGGGGCTCTCGCCCTGGAACTCGACGCCTGAGGGCAGGGGCTCCCCGTCCGGACCCAGGTCGAACGACCTCAGTTCGTGGGGCCAGGCGGGCAGCTGCAGATCCTCCGACACATGCAGGCCGGGCTGCCACGACAGGGGCTCGCTCCGTCCGGGCGGGACCGCAGCGATCTGCGGCTTCAGCAGGGCGATGACCACCGCCGCGCCCGACGCCGCCGGCGTCACCGACAGTCTCAGGTCCGCCGACACCGCCCCGGCGGGCGGGGTCAGCCTTTGCCGCGCCGTGGGCCAGGTGCTGCGCACCCCCTTCAGCCCGACGCCATGGCGCGTAATCTGCGGCTCGCGCAGGCTCAGGGTCTCGCTTGCGATCACCCCGCCGCCCGCCGCATGCCAGACCACCGTCGCGACCACCGGCGTGATCACGCCTGCGACCGTGGCCAGGGCGCACAGGCTGACCTCGACCTCGACCCCGGCCGTCACGGCCGCGCGATGGGCCGCATCGACCGAGACCGTCTGGGTCTGGTTCGTCGCCGTGGTGGCGCCCGTCGCGACCAGGGCCGCGCGACCGGGCGAGCCGCGAACGGTATCGTCGACGGACAGGCTCAGCTGGGCCGTCTTGGTCCAGCCGGTCGTCCCGTCCAGAAAGCCGGCGTTGGTCAGGGTGTTGGCCATCAGCGGCGCCTCTTCGCGGGTGTCTGGCCCAGGGATTTCGCCAGCGACCCCTTGGCGCCCATTTCCTTGACCTTGTTCTCGACCGCACGGCCCAGCACCAGGTCGAACCCGTCGGGCGTCCGGGTCACGGACTTCTGCTCGACCGGCTCGCCGGTCTCGTTCTTGATATTGACCACCAGATCGCCCTTGCCGCCGCGCGAGGCCTCGGCCGAGGATCGGTCATTGTCGGCCGTCTGGGCCGGATAGGCGTAGCCCATGTCGCCGGACAGGAAGTCTCTCGCGATCAGGTCCGACATGACCCCGCCGGGCAGGCCGCCGGCCGCAAAGGCCGGAACCCCCGCCCTCAGGGCTTCGGTCAGGCTCATCCCTGCGTTCAGGGCCTGCAACAGGGGCAGGTTACGGCCGGTCGCCTCGGCGTTGCTGATGAACTCCCGGTTCGACACCCGGGCCAGGATCCGGTCGTCGCGCGGACCGCCCGGCCCCCGGATCAGTCCGGGCGCAAGGGCCATGGCCACAAGCCCCGGATAACCGCCGCCGGCGAAGCCCGGCAGGCCGCCGTCGCGATACACGCCGCCCCCGCTGACCGGCGCGGTCGTCGCCGCGCTGCTCGATCCGCCGAAGCCGAAAACCGACAGGACCGAAGACCACAGACCGCCCGTTCCGTCGCCGCTGACCAGGGACCGCAGGGCCGTCCTGATCGCCAGGTTCAGCGGATTGCTGACCAGCTCCTGCCAGATCGACCGCAACAGATCCTCGCCGAACCGGCGGCCCAGGTCGGACGGATCGCCGCCCATGGCCAAATCTTCCAGCGTCCCGGTGATGCTGTCGGCCAGTTCGCGTTCCTGATCCAGGCGCTGCTGGAACCGCGCCTCCCAGGCCGCCTCGTCGTCGTCCCTCTGACGGCGCCAGATGTCGGCGATCTGCTCGGCGTTCTCGACATTGATCGCCACGCGCGCGGCGGCGATCCGCTCGGCCGCGTCCCGGTCGGCCTGCTCGCGGGTCTTCAGCCCGTCCGCGACCGCCTTGTCCTGTTCGGCGCGGATGCGCCGCTCGACCTCGGCCTCGATCCGCGTCCGGGCCGCGCCCCATTCGCTCAGGGCGGCCTCGAGGTCGAACCCCATCTCGCCGATATCGGGCCGCCATTTCTGCGGCGTGCGACCCATGTCGGCCAGGGTGCGCTGGGTCACGTCCTGCACCACCGGCCGGACCGCGTTCAGCGCCTCCTGCGACCGGCGTTGCGCCTCCTGGGCCCGAATCAGGTTCAGATAGGCGGCGGCCGCCTCGTCGGTGATGGCCGCGCCCTGACGGCGTTGCTCGGCGATCTCGCGCTCGGCCTGGGCCACGGCGACGCTTTCGCCCCGGCTGTCGGCCAGTTTCTCGGCCCAGCGCTGATCGGCCTGGGTCGCCTGGGACGTCGCCAGGGCCGTGGCCAGAGTCTGGGCGGCCTGGGCCGCCAGGGCCGCGCGGGTCTGATCCGTTTCGGCGACCAGACTGTCCTTGGCGGTCGAAATCGCCTGGATCTGCTCCAGATAGGCGGCGGCCGCCCGCGCTTCGTCTTCTGACCGGGCGACGAAGGCCTGATCGCCGTCGTACAGCTTGCCGTCGCGCACGCTGAACCGGGCGTCGGCGGCCGGCGTCCGCCCCATCAGCTGGCTGACCTGGGCCGCCTCGGCGACACGCTGCAGAATCGACAGGATGGACCGGTCTTCCGACGACATCTTGCCGGCCTTGCCGCCGCCGGACGCGCTGGGCGCCGCCCGCGTCGGGGCGTCTCCCGTCATCGTCAGCTCCAGGGCCGCTTCCTGCGACCGCCGCAGGGCCGAAACCACCTCGGCATGGGCCGTGCTGTTCGGATTGGCCCTCAGGGTGGCTTCCGCTCCCGCCACCCGGCCCGACAGGCCCTGCAGTTGCTGGGTCGCCCAGGCCTGGTTCTGTTCGATCATCCGCGCATTGGCGGCCCGCTGATCGGCCGTCAGGGCGCCGCCGGCGTCGTTGCGGCCGGTCTGGTTCTGCTGGGCCCGGCGGCGGGTGTCCAGCACCCGCGCGCGCGCGTCCAGAACGAACTGTTCCTGCTCCGCCTTCCACAGGTCGCGCTGTCCCGCCGCGACCACCGCCCGCAGATCGCGGGCGCGCACGTCGGACGTCGGATCCATGACCCAGCTGGAGCCCGGATAGGGCGAGCCGCGACCGGCGGAGGCCTCGGAGGCGGCGGCGCGGGCCTGGGCGGCCTGCAGCGAAGCCTTGGCGTCTTCCAGGGCGGCGGCGGCCTTCTCCCGGTGCGCGGCGGCGGCCGCCTGAAGGGCGGGCACTTCGGACCAGGTGGCGCTGGCCAGTTGGTCGCTGATCGCCCGCAGTTCGTCGGACACGACCACCGTGTCGCGCAGGGTTCGGACCTTCTCTTCCCAGGCCTGCTGACTTTGCCAGACGGCGTAGATCAGACCGCCCAGGGCGATCGTCAGCACCCCGACCCCGCCGCCCAGAAGCGCGTAGACGCCGGCCAGACCCCGGCCGATCGCGGCCTTGACGGCATAGGCGTTGCTGACCTGGCTGGTCACCGCCAGCTCGGCCTGTTGCGCGATGGCGCTGCGGGTGACGGCGGCCGTATTGGCGTTGGTCGCGGCCGTCGCGGCCGACTTGGCGGCGGCTTCTGCCCGTTCGGCGGCCGTGACCAGGGCGCTGGCGCGGGCCTCGGCCTCGGACACCAGAACCGCCTGGGTTCCGGCGGCGGCCTTCAGGCGCGTCACCTCGGCCGAGGCGGCGTCGGCGGCGGCGCGCGCGGCCGTGGCGGTGCGGGCGCGGATCTCGGCCTGGGCCTTCAGGTCGACGGCGCGGGCCTCGGCGGTCGTGGCGGCGGCCCGGTCGCTGATCGCGGCGGCGGCGCCGACGCCGTCGACGGCGGCTCCGGCGGTAAAGACCCCGTTAGCGCGGAAGGCCTGGACCGCGCCATAGGCTTCGCGCGCCTTCAGGGCGGCCGTGGCGAACCCGGCGGCCAGCACCTCCCCGGCCTTCAGGGCGATCAGGGCCTGGGCGGCCGAAACGATCAGGTCGAAGTTTTCGACCACCCCGCCCGCCAGACGTCCGGCCGTCTCCAGGACGTCGCCGAACAACTGGCCCGCGCGAATGGCGGGCTCCAGGCTCGACGGGTCCAGCAGCACCTGTTCTCGGAAGCCGTCCAGCTTGGTCGTCAGGTCGTTCAGGAAGCCGAAGACCCCCTGCTGCAGGCCGGTCGTCTGGGCCAGCTGGCCCACGGTCCGGGTGATGGTGTCGCGCAACACCTGCCAGCCCTGCTGGGCCGTCTTGGGCGCGCTGATGAAATCCTTCTCGATCTGCGGCTCGGCGCGCAGCAGGGCGGCGACCAGCTTCTCGGCCGTGATCGCCCCTTCCTCGCCCAGCTTGCGCAGCTGCCCGAAGGCCACGCCCACCTTGCCGTTGATCTCCAGGTTCTGGGCGATGTAGCGCAGCAGCAGCGGGCTGCTTTCCAGCATGGAGCGCAGTTCGTCGCCGCGCAGCACGCCCGAGGCGATGGCCTGGCTGAACTGGATGGTCGAGGCGATGCTTTCCGACGCCGTCGCGCCCTGGATGGCCAGGGCCTTGGACGTGGCTTCCGTGATCCTCAGGGCGTCGGCCTGGGCCCGGCCCATGTCGCTGACCGCCGGGGTGATCCGCACGAACAGGCTCGACAGACCCTCGACCGAGGTCCGGGCCTCGCGCGCGCTCTCGTACAGGGCCTGCTGGTTCTGGGCCGCCGCCACCGTCCCGTAGGAAAAGATCTTCAACCGCGAGGCCATGGCCGCATAGGCGTCGGCGCCGCGCAGGATGTCGCCGGCATAGGCGGCGGCGGCGATCCCGGCCGTGGTCAGGGCGGCGGCCCCGCCCAGAATGGCGATATTGCTGGCCCGGCTCAGCAGGCCCATCCGTTCGGAGGCCGAGGCGACCGACATCAGGCCCGAGGCCGCGCCGGGCGCGCGCGAGACGATCCCCGCCAGGCCGGCGCCCAGCGGCCCCAGAGCGCCCGTCATCATGGCGATCTGACCGGCCGAGGCCGCGCTGACCGTGCCCAGCAGGCCGCCGCCGCGCTGGGCGGCGTTATAGACGGGGATCAGGCCGGCGACCTCGCGCTTCTGTTCCGCCAGGGCCTGGGTCAGGGTGCGGACGCGCGGGGTCTCGCGCTCGATCCCCGTCGTGCGGAAATCAAGCTCGGCGACGCGTCTGGCCATCGGCTATCCCTGAAGCCGCATCGGCGGCGATTGAATGTGTGATCAGAAGCCCGCGCGAGCGGCCTCGGCGGCGCGTTTGGCGGCCTTGCGGTCCAGGATGTCGCCCCAGACCGTCTCCATCCGGGCGGCGTGGCGATTGTGCAGCCCGTCCAGGTCCAGCCGCTTGGGCATCTTGGCGGACGGCTTCCAGATGTAGAGCGGGACCGGGTCTTCGTAGCTGTTCCGGCGCCCCAGGATCAGGACGCTGGTCTTTCCGGCGATGGGGGCGAAGGACAGGTCCCAGCCCATGGCCTCCGCCTCGGCGGGCCAGGCGAACCGACGACCGTTCGCGGCGATGGGCGCGCCGTCCTTGATCGGGATCGACACCCCCGGCCGGCCGCTGGCGCGGACCACCGGCGCCGTGTCGAAGACCCACAGCAGGTTCACTTCCCCGCTGCGCTTCTTCGAATAGATGGCCTTGCTGTCGACCCGGTAATGACCCCTGGCCACGCGCTTCAGCCGGATGCTCTTGGAAAAGCTGCCGGCGTCCCAGACCCGCCATTCCGCGCCGAAATTCTTGCGAACGATGCGCCGCAGTTCGGCGGCCGTATTGCGGGCCGTGACCCGCACCGTATCTTCGCTGGCGAAGGCCCCGTCGCGGGCGCTGTCCGCCACGAACTCCGACAGGTCGTCGAACCCCCTGGCCTTCATCCGTCCGCCCTCATGACGGGGTCCGCGCCTGACGCTTCGCCGTCTCGGCCGCGCCCTCGATCAGACCGCCCTCGTAACTGCGCAACAGCGCCAGGATCTTCTCCCGGTCCGCGCCGGTCGGGATCAGGGCGGCCGCCTGGGCCCAGTCGATCCCGCACGGAACCCCCGCCTGTCCGGCGCGACGCCACACGCCCGGCCGTCCGCCGATGTCGACCGCCAGGACCCCGGACGGGGTCAGGGGCCGGTTCAGGGTGCGGGGGCAGGGTCTGCCGGTGCGTCCGACCCCGCCTCGGGCGCAGCCGGCGCCGGATCGGGCGCAGCCCCTGCAATATTCGCCGCCGTCGCCGAAATCGTGGCGGGCGAG